GTTAGCGGGCATCTGCACCGTGAAAGTGGTCGTGGCGGTTTTATCCGACCCGAAGTCCAACACCGCAATCGCTTTGTTGCTCTTGCTTGCATTGTAAATGAGGGCGCCCCGTGCAGTAAAGGCTGCAGGGTCCCATGAGGGGTCGGCAAAGTCCACATATGCTGTGGTGCCAGAAGTCAGAACCGTCACGCCTGTGAGTGTCTCACCACCGGCTGTGTAGCCTGTGCCGGAGGTTTCGCCAGATGTTGTGTAAACGGTGGTGGCCGCACCCAGATCAGCAGTCGCCAAATACAGCGCCATCTTGATGGTGTCGGTTTCAAGATCGTGAACTCCAAGCAAGATGTCCTGCTTGAAGCTCGTGGTGAGTGTTTGCTCAAATGCCATATCAAGTCACCGCCTGTCGGTATTGGCCAGAACGATAAGCGTCCTGACGCTCCATGCCATCGCCCAGACGTTTTGCCAAAGCCAATGCCTCGGTGTATTTGCCGTTGTACAGCGCAGTCATGTCGGCTTCACCCTTCATGAACGTGTTCGCCTCAACCAGCGAGCCGTACAGCAGAACGGAATCAAAGTTGTCACCCAGCCATGTCTCTTGCGCAGTGACGATCGACTCGGGGTAGTAGTAATAGTGCAACTCCACAGAGTACACAGCGGCAGGTGTTGGGCCCAGAATCAGCGACAGCTCGTTCGTGATGATCGGAGAAGCGTCGTTGGTCGTTGACGGGCCAAACAGAGCGTAGTACTTCGGAATCCCAGTGCTTGTTGGACTGGGGTACGCCTGACGGATGAAGTTGACGTCTTTGTTGAGCAGATACTCGTACGCGCCCGTGCCGTCGATGACGGCCAAGGAATACACCGCCAAGAAGTCGCTCGGAGCGGACAGATACTTGTTGTTCGTCGTGGTGACGCCAGTGACGTTCTTGCGCAACGAAGGGAACTGCACCGTGTTGTAGATGCGCTGCTCCGCCTGCTTGACAAACACCGGGATGTTGTCAATGAAGTCTTGGTCGAAGTTCTGCGTGTAATCGCAGATAGCAGCAGTCAACTGGGTGTAGTTCATGTTCGTATTAGGCCATTGGGCCGCGAGCCATCACGCCTTTTGTAGCCGCGCCAGTGCCACGGATTTTAATGCCCGAGGTCTTGGTTGGCTTGTAGTCGTTGCTGTGGTTAGTGCCCACAGACACGTTCATCTCGCGCATGTACTTCTTGTTGTCTGTATCAGGCAACACGGCGTTAGTAGCGGCGGGTTTGGGTTTTTTGTACGTTGCCATGATGGGCTCCTTAAGATGTTGAGATTGTCACTTGGCCGACTGCAGTAGTCAACACCAAGTAGTTTGGGGTTAGCTCGTTTTCAAAGAACCGGGCTCCGCCAACAGGGTTCCATCCCCACTGAATGTCCCGAGAGCCGCCTGTGTTGTACCCGTCTGGGCCAATACCGGCTGTAACGTACGTGGTGTCCCGACGAGGGTTACGCACTGCCTGCGGGTCATCCACAGGGTACATGCCCAACTGCAACTGCGGCTGGTCAGGGTCCCAGCACGAATCGCACACGAGAATGTTGACCTGTTTGGTCTTGATGATCTCTTTGCGCAGCTCGGTCAGTTTGAACTGAAAGCCACAACGATCGCACATGGCGATCGAGTTCTTGGCGCTGGCAAAACGATTACCCATTTAGGTACCGCTTCCAATGTACTGACGGCGTGGCACAAAGCGCACAGCAGCCTTTTCGCGGTCTTCCGTGGAGGCAAGTTCCCAAGCCTCGTCATATTGGGCTTTGAGCACAGGCAAACGCTCTGTACCACCGGGCACCTTCAGGGCCAAGTAGTAGGCCAACCCCGCCACCATGCAAGGCAAGAAGCGGAATGGCATGTCCATTGTGTTTACACCTTCACCCGCATTCTGGATGCGGCGCAACCGCCAGTACACGAAGGTGTATGGCTGGCTGTTGTCTGGCACTGGCCAGACGGTGATACGTGGTGTGTTCAGGCGCTCAATCCAGACCTGAATGGGTCTGGCTTGCTGCAATTTGTTGGGGATCGTGGCGTATGTGGATACGCTGATACGCGTGATGGTCAGGTCCGCTTGTGTCGAAGCACTGCCTGCACCTGTGCGGATGACGTGCTCCAACAGGTCAACGGTGTCTTCCGGCAGGTTGTATGTGGCCGTTCCTGCCACCAACGGGATCGAGCCCTGCTCGTAGGTGAACATGTTCAACCCACGGTTGGCCCAGTCGGCAAACATCAAGTTCATCGAGCGGCGAGCAGTGCGCAGGTCGTAACCTGTGCGCATCTCGGAACCCACGCGCTCAAACGCCTCCTCAACAATTTCCGTCAAGTCGAGGTTAAAGTTGGCTACGCCTGAAGTTGCCATTATCTAAACCCTGCTGTTTTCTTTGCAATGTTCTTAGGCTGGGCCACAAACTGCTTACCAGCCGCCTTACCAGCACGCTTTGCACGGGTCGTTGCCGCATACTCTGCGGGGCTCAGCGATTTTATCGCCTTCTCCGGCAAATAACGCTCGCCTGTTTTTGAAGACGGCTTGCCGCTCTTGGTCCGCCACTTCTGGTCGGTCCAGTCTTTGAGCGACTTTTGCGGGGCTTTCACGTCAGTCCTTGTACCCGCCGCCAGCGGCTTTGTACTTCTTGGCCACGAGCTGTGCTTTACGGGCCGACCACTGGCCTGCCTTGGTGCCATGCGTTGCAGCAGCTTTGACTTGGCTCACAATCCGCTTGCGCAGACTGGGCTTGGTGTAGTTGCCAGCCGCATTGACTTTACCGCCTTCAGCGTACTGCGTGAAGTCGGTGTCATCCCGGCGAGCTTTACGCACGCCTTTGGGCATTTTAGAGGGGGCAATAGCCCCCATCCCACGGCTGGCCATCATGGCAAATCAGCACTTGCCGCCGTAGGCCATCTTGACCATAGTGCCCTTGGTCTTGCCTTTAACAGCAATACCGTCACGGCTAGGGGCTGCTGTGCGAACAGAACCCATCTTGGTCATACCACCGGCCTTCATGCCCGCGTGTGCCTTGGAAGCAGGTGCCGAAGCGTGGGCCTTCAAGGAAGTGGCAATACCACCCTTGGCCATTTTGGCTTCGGACATCTCGTGTTTAATCATGGACTTAGGAGCGCCCTTCTTTTTCATGAAGTTCATCTCTTTGGCCACCATTGCTTTGGACTCTTTCATATCGCCACCTTCTTTGAATTTGCGGCCCTTGTCCGCGTTGGAGAAATCTTTGCCCACGGACTGTGGGACCCCTACTTTCTTCGCAAACGCCGGGCTGTGGGCCACGGCATTCATGAAGTCGTGCTGCTTTTTACTCGTCGACGGCATTGCTCTTGCTCCGACCAGTCCAACCACGGACGGTCTCGGTCTCCCAGATGCGGATGCTGGTCCACACAATCGTGAATACTGCTGCGATTGAAGGTAACATTTCGATCAAAGTGCCCAGCACCGTGAACACCGACAAGGCGTCCACAACGTGCTTGGAGTTTTCAGACAGGTCGTGTTTCATATCAGCAGTTCCAAGCCCGAAGGCTCTTGTTGATACGGGAGTTTGGGTCTTTCTTGGCCTTCTCTCCGGTCAGCTTTTTCTTCATGCCTTCCATCCGGGCGCAGAAAGAGTCGCGGCGTTTGCCGCCCTCTGGCTGGGGAGCCTTCAGGCCGGGCTTGCCGGGGTTGGCCTTGTTGTATGAGGCCCGTCCCTTCGCGTTCAAGCCGCCCTTCTCGGACTTGCCTTCTTTGCGTGTCCATGCTGGGGTCTTAGGCATAAAAAGCCGTCACTTTCGTGTTGGACAACGTGGCATAAATGCTCGTTGCAAACAACACACCTTCGGCTGGAATCAGGACGTTGAATGTCTCACCGTTTGCCACGGTGTTCAGCGTCATGATTGTGGTGCCGCTGGAGCCGCCATCTTTCATGATGACACTGCCTGTGGAGCCGCCGGGCTCAATCACGATCCCGCGCAAACGCGCACGACCGTTTGTGACTGCACCAGAAGCTGCCAAGGATACGGCTTTGACATCGGTTTGCATCGTCATAATCAATCTCCTGTAAAGCAGGGGCCGAAGCCCCTGAGATCAATTAAGCGTCAGCGAAGGGAGTGACAACAGAGCCAGAGGCCAGAGCCACGCCAGTCACCATGTACTTGTTGGCGGCCAGCACAGTCACAGTCACTGTCGAACCAGCGATACCACCAGTGGTAGTGCCGTTGAAGTTGATGACGTCGTTGGACGATGCAGGTGCAAAAGCAGTCACAGCGCCGGAGCTGTCAGTGTCAACCATCATCATGGAGCCAATGAACTTGTCGGTGCCGTTGGTCTTCAAAGCCCAAGCGGAAGCAGTGGTCTCAACCACGAAGGTGTAGCTGGTGCCGACGTTGTTCACGGTGTTGGGGTCTTGGCCGGGGCCAGAAGTCACAGGGTTGGCTGTGGTGTTGATGGCAGGCAAGGTGATGACCAGAGTTGCGTCGTTTGTGCGGATGGTCTTGCCAGCGTATGTGGCGACATCCAGAGTCACGGTGTTGGTGCCGTTTGCCAAGTTGACAACAGTGGCGGGGCCTTGAGTGATGAAGCCAGCCAACGAGCGAACTGGGCCTTGGAAGGTAGTTTGAGCCATGATTTATTCCTCATGCGGTTAAGGCGTATCTGTCTGCATGACGTCGGCCCGGAGCCGTCAGATACACCGGAAAGTCCGGGATTGATTGCAATATACAACAAAGAAAACAAATGTGCAATAAAAAAGGGCCCCCGAAGGAGCCCTTTTTAATCCGGGTGGATTAGGAGCCCGAAGAGCCCCAGATACCCAATGGATCGGACCAGCCGAACGAATAACGCTCGCGGGCCTTGTAACGGACGTTACCGGTGTC